CTGAGATGAGCCCTAAAGGTACTAAGGTACAAGCTGGTACGCTTGCTGCCTGGACCTAACCTTTAATAAGGAAATCTCTTATTAAAACTTGGACTGGAGGCACCTCAGAGTAGGACCTCCTTTTCTTTGGCTTAGGCCGGTTACGACCGATACCCTTTGCCATGACAGTCGGAGAGACGACAACAAAAAAATGACTATAAAATTTTCTAGGATCCTAGAGAGACAACGCAAACAACTCTCTCTTAACTATTGTGGCTAACACTCTTGTAACTCCTGTAGGTCGGATTAATAATACTAGTTCGACCCCTCTTGCTCTTGGTACCGCTTATGATACCAAGTACGCAACCTACCTGAAACTGTTTTCAGGAGAAATGTTCAAAGCCTATGAAGGCGCAACTATCGCCAAAGGCACTGTGCAGAGCCGTACCCTGAAGAACGGTAAGGCTATGCAGTTTATCTTCACTGGCCGTATGGAAGCTTCCTACCACCAGCCTGGTGAACCCATCCTGGGTAGTGGTGATCCCCCGGTGGCCGAGAAGACCATCGTCTGTGATGACCTTCTCATCAGCTCTGCATTCGTGTATGATCTCGATGAGACCCTTGCTCACTACTCGCTGAGGAGCGAGATCGCTAAAAAAATCGGCTACGCTTTGGCCGAGGCATATGATAAGAAGATCTTCCGTCAGATCGCTAAGGCTGCTCGTGAAGCTCATCCTATCACTGCCGCTCCTGGTCCTGAGCCCGGCGGTTCTGTGATTCAACTTGGTGCTAACAAAGAGTATGATGCTCAAGCACTGGTTGATGCCTTCTTCGAGGCTGCTTCTATTCTCGATGAGAAGAATCTGCCTAAGCAAGGCCGCACTGCTGTGCTGTCTCCTCGTCAGTACTACGCACTTGTGTCTCAGGTTGATAGCAACATCCTCAACCGTGACTATGGTAACACTAATGGTAACCTGCAGTCTGGTGAGGGTCTGTATGAGATCGCTGGTATCTCTATCAAGCGTTCCAACAACCTGCCCTTCCTGGCTGGTAACGTGTCTTCCGTTAACGGTGAGAACAACGATTACTCCGGTAACTTCAGCACCCACTGTGGTCTGATCTACTACAAGGATGCCGCTGGTGTTGTGGAAGCTATCGCTCCTTCTGTGCAGACCACCTCTGGTGATGTCTCCGTGATGTATCAAGGTGACCTGATCGTGGGTCGTCTGGCCATGGGCTGCGGTACCCTGAACCCCGCTGCTGCTATTGAGCTGCAGTCGGCTCGCTCCTGATAAAGGAGACAGCTAATGGGATTCGCACTTGTTGACGGTGTAGGTGTCACTACCAGTGAAACTGCTTACATGCGTCCTCCTATTGAGCCTGGTCGTGAAGGTGGTACGGTTGTTACCGTAACCCGCCTTGGTGGTGGTACTGGCCAAGTGGCTGGTACTAAGGCTACCACTGATGACAACATCAACGGCAGCGGCTGTACCCTTACTACTACTGTCGCTGATGGTGTAGTAACTGGTCAGACTGTAGCCGCTGGTGGTGATGGCTATCGCGTTGGTGATGTGCTGTCGGTTGCTGGTACTACTGCTGCCACCTTCCGTGTTGACACTGTTTCTTATACCAACTGAGGTACTATCTAATGGCTAATCTTTCTACTGCTGCTGGTGGTAATGGTGTGGCTGGTAACGTTAATTTCGCTACCCGCACCGTAACTGGCGCATACGCTTCTACCTATGCTGATAACGGCAACCTGGCTGTCTCTGACAACCATGCTGTTCGTCGCTCGGTATCCCGCACTCACGGTGGTGCTACCGCCTCTGGCGTGTTCTCGGAGACCCAGTGTCTTCGTACTTCTTACTCTGGTGTTGAGTCGGATTCTCCGGCACTTGACGCTAGCCGTACTGCTGCTTAATTAGTTCTAATGGGGATCCTTTCGAGGGTCCCTTTTTTTTAATTTCTTTATAACGTCATTGTTATGCCGTATACCAATAACGCTCAGGCTGAGCTACAAGCTGTTAATGAAATTCTGGCGTCTATTGGTCAGGCGCCTGTTACCACCATCGAGGCACAGACCATCACGTATGAAGATGGGTCTACTGTCGAAGCTGTAATCAACCCGGAAGTTGCAATTGCTTATGAGACCTTAATGCAAGTCTCTCGGGAGGTACAGGCAGAGGGATGGACATTTAACCGAGAGGTTGAGTATCCACTTACTCCTGATACTAATGGCTATCTATCACTGACTGGTAGTATGCTGCAAATTGATCTTAGCGATAACGTAGCTAATAGCAACTACGATACCGTTATTAGGAATAGTAGGTTATATGATAAGATCGGACATACTGATGTATGGGATACCACTAAGACCTACGATGTAGATGTGGTCTGGTATTATGACTTCATTGATCTCCCCCAAGTATTTAAAGATTACATCACATCACGAGCTGCTACACGTTGTGCTATTCGTCTTGTTGGTGATGTCAACCTTACCCAAGCCCTAGCATCATTTGAGACATGGCGTAGGTCCAACTGTCTTGAGTATGAGTGCAATGAGGGTGACTACACCATGTTTGGCTTCAAGCAAGGTGATGGATTCTATAGTAGCTATAAACCATTCAAGGCTCTTGCACGATGACTTCAGTATCTCAACGTATACCTAACTTCATTGGTGGTGTTTCCCAACAAGCTGATGAGAAGATGCTGTTGGGTCAAGTCAAGGATGCCCTTAACTGCTACCCGGATATTACTCTTGGTATGCTAAAGCGTCCAGGTGGTAAGTTCCTTGGTAAGTTGGCTAGTCTTACTGCTAGTACCTCTGATAATACAGCATGGTTCAGTATGTTCCGTGATAACCAGGAGAAGTACATTGCTACTGTATCTTCTGCTGGTGTAACTAAGGTATGGAATATCCTAACTGGTCTTGCTGCTACTGTCACTTACCCAGCTGGTAAGCAAGCATCTATTGAAAGCTATCTGACTGCTACAGATTACCGTAGCATTAAGACCCTTACTATTAATGACTTCACTTATATTGTCAATAGTGAGAAAATAGTAACTGCTAAAGCAGCTCCTAGCTGGAATGCTAAGCGTCAAGCAACACTTATTGTTACTACTGTTGATCACGCTAATACTTATTCAGTAACCATTGGTGCATCTACGTTTACTTATACATCACCTAGTTCTGGTTCTGGTAACCTAATCATCAGTACAGTTATGGCTGGTATCTCTGCTGCTATCACCAGTGGCTTTGCTACCAAGACTATCATCGATAATACCATCTACCTTACCTTTAGTTCTGATACTAATGTGTCTGCCTTTGGTGGTCCTGATGGTAAGTACATCCGAGCCTTCCAGGATTCAGTTGATACCTTTGCACGTCTACCTGAACAGGCTAAGCATAACCAAGTTGTTAAAATCAATAACACCTCAGCTGGTCAAGATGACTTCTACTTGAAGTTCATTGCTGATGATGGTGTAAGTGGTAAGGGTTACTGGGAAGAGACTATTGCACCTAACGTCAGCACTGGCCTAAATGAGGCTACAATGCCTGTTGCATTGATCCGCACTAGTCTTAGTCCTCTTACCTTTAGAGCCACCTTCCTGGACGGCTCAGAGACCATTAACAGCCTTCCTCTACTATGGGAGCCTAGGTTGGTTGGAGACAATGACTCTAACGCACACCCTACCTTTGTTGATAATACTATCCAGGATATTTTCCTATTTAACAATAGGCTTGGATTCCTGACTGAGGATAATGTCTCTATGTCCCAAGCTGGAGACTACTATAACTTCTATCATAAATCAGCTACTACATTAACTGCTTCCGATCCTATTGACCTTAGCTGTGCTAGCATTAAACCAGCTACTATCCGCTCAGTGGTACCTATTACACAGGGTCTACTGTTGTTTAGTGATAGCCAGCAGTTCTTGATGGAGGCAGAGAATGGTGCATGGACACCAGCTAACTGCACTATCAGTACTATTGCTAACTACGAATGTGATAGGTATCTAAAACCTATTGACCTTGGCTCTACTGTGCTATATGCTAGCCGTAACCAGAGCTGGTCTAGGGTATTTGAGATCTTCACTAGAGGTCAAAGGGAGACACCTACTGTTACTGAGACTACTAAGATTGTTCCAGAGTGGATGCCACAAAGCATTACAGACTCCGTAGGAAGTGCCCAGAATGGCCTGTGGGCAGCTTCTGCTAGGGCTTCTAATACTTTGTACCTATACAAGTTCTTCGAGCAAGGAGACGAACGTCCTATGGCTGCATGGGTGAAGTGGCTACTGCCATCTAATGTTATCCATACAGCTGTTCAAAGTGATGTTCTTTATGTACTTACTAGTGGCACTGAGGGTTATACAGTAACTCAACATAAGCTAGTACTTGCACCTAGTACTGGTGGTCTTCTCAATAGCCTTGGTAATACTGTTGATCCTTATCTTGACTCATGGTGTGAAGTAACTGATGCTGCTATGGTATCCCCTACACCACCTACAGCACCTAGCTACAGTAACACTACATCACTAACTAAAGTTTATCTACCTACATATTTTAACACTACTAAGACCATTAGGTTTGTGGTAGGTCTGCTTAAGGCAGGTAGTCCTGGTACACAATCTGGTTATACCAATGTAGCAGTATTAGCATCTGATGGTGGTGGTACTTACTTTACCATCCCTGGTGATGTGACTGGTAACTACATCTATGTTGGTTATGAGTATAACATGGAGATTACACTTCCTAGGTACTACTACTCTATGGGTCAGCAAGGTGTTGACTTCACTGCTGTTACTACCACATCTCGTATGGCATTCTATACAGGACTTGGTGGTGATGTCTATTTCAGTATTAGGGATCGTAGTAGGCCTGAGTGGTCTAGTATTGGTGGTGCACAGATTGCTGATTTCTATCCAGCTAACACCTCACCATTCCGTGATGCTTATGTTTATAAAGTTCCTATCTATCAGAGACCAGATAACTATACAATGAAAGTAACTTCAAATACTCCGTTCCCTGTTAGTCTTGTGTCTATGCAGTGGGAAGGACAATACTCACCTGGCTTCTATAGGAGGAGTTAGTAATGGATCTAATTAGTTTAGGCATTGCTGGTATTGGCTCTATCATTAGTGGCTTTGGTGGCCAAGCTGAAGCTGATGCACAGAATGCTGCTATAGAAAGACAGTACAAATACGATATGCAGTCATGGAGGTACGACAAACGTCGTATCAAGTCTGACTATAGACATAGTAATAAGCAGTGGCGTCTCAATCAAAAGAATGAGGAAACACTTGGTGCTTATAAGGATGCTACTAACCTTCAGGATTGGGACTTTAAGTTAAAGATCCAAGCTGCTGAGTATGCATCTCAGATGAAGCAATATGCTAAGTCTGAACAGATCTACGGTCAACAGCTTACCTTCAACCAGATGGCACAAGCTGCTGCCAATGAAGCTGAGTATCGTAAGTTAGAGGATGCGATGAAAGAGATGGCATTCCAGAACCAAGATATTGTTATTAAGGCACTCCAGTCTGAAGGTGTTGCTGCTGTTAAAGGGCAACAAGGTAGAAGTGCAGATAAGGCTGAACAAGCTGAGTTTGCTGCTCTTGGTAGGAACCAAGCTATCCTTGCTGAATCACTGTTGAGTGCTAAGGCTGATACAGGGGCTGCTCTGCGTAAGATTGCTAACGATAAGTTTGGTGCTGATATTGCAGCAGAAGCTAGTCGTATGCTTAAGCCAGATCGTCTTCCTGCACCACCTAAGCCTCTCACTACACCACGTGCTGAGTACCTTGAACCACGTAAGCCTAAGAAGTTTGACTTCGGTCCTAAGCCAATTAAAGGTGCTAAGGCGTCTTCTGCGGCTGCATGGATGGGAGCAGCTGGTGGTCTGATAAGTAGTGCTGGTAGTATTTATGCTGCTGGTAAATAAGTAATTACTAAAAATGGATCAAGTAAGTTACAGAGGGTACGCCCGGAGTATAGGTTTCGATCCTATTAAAGCACCTACGGAAGGTCTTGCTAGAATGCAAGAACGAGATAACCGTATCATACGTGGTATGGAGGATAACCGTAGGGAGATTAAACAGGTTAGAGACGAGTATGGTGCTGGACTTGAACGTAAGCTCAGCATCGAAGCTAGAGATCGTGATCAGAACTATCAGTGGGAAACAAAGCTTGCTGAGGGCCGTCAAAAGGCTATTAGTCGTAATGCAGAGACACTGATCAAAAGTGAGCTACAGAAAGGTGAAAATGCTAAAGCAGTGTTTGATAGCCTTGCTAAGTTTAGCACCACTATTGCTGAAACTGTCACTGAATATAAAAAGCAAAAGGATGAAGCTGATAAGGTTCAAGGTGCTTACCTTGTAGCTTCTGGTCAGATCTCACAGGAGGAACTTAGGAATCACCTTACAGCTAAGTCTCTCCTTAAAACATCTGGTGAGGCTACTAACCAAATTGTTGGTGGCCTACAACAACGTAATGCTAACCCATACCTTGTTAGTAACCTAGCTTCTAGCAATAAGGCTCTCCATGTAGGTATGATGGAAGCTTATGCACGGCAAGCCCTTAGTGGTTATCCTGCATGGGCTCAAAGTAAACTAGATGAACGTGGTCTTAGCTCTGCTGAGCAGAGGCTTGCTGCTTCGGCTGGATTGCTTGGTGAGTTCCTTAAGGAGAATGGCCTACTGGATATCAAACCAATGGCCATCATGGAGCCCCTACAGCGTGCTAATCAAGCATATAGTGGGCTTGTAGAGTCAGCTAGGAAGTCTGATATCCGTAATAAGTCGGATGATATTCGGTCTCAAGCTAAGCGACTGCTGGTAGAGAATCCTACTGGTGAGTCCTTCATGGAAGCCTTCAACATGATGGCTACCACCTATGGTGAGGATGGAGCTACTCCACTCGGTCGTAGGGGTGCTAGGGATGAACTCATTAAACTTACCTCTGATACTACTCTCTTCTCTGATCAACAGGTAGAGCAGATCTGGTCTAATGCTATGACCGATCAAGGTAGTATGAAGGATCGGTTTAAGGCTGAGTATGATGAACTCCTTACTAATCGACAAAAGGATAAGGAAGCTGAGTTTCAAATCATCGATGCACAAGAGCGTCGCGAGAACAAACGTAAAGAAGATCAGCTACTTGATTGGGTGAGTAACAACAACCCTAATGAAGAGACTCTCACTGCTATCATCAAAGAAGCTAAGACTAAAGGTATCTCCACTGATCGTCTTCAGGCTCACCTTGCCTTCACTACTGAACAACAAAATGCTGACTTCTGGACTAAGCAGTTCCGTGATCAATATGAGCAAGGTACCCTTACTGCTGGTGATGTAGATCAACCTGGTGTTCCTGTTGAAGTACGTGAGACATGGCGTACACGTGCACAACAGTTAGATCAACAACGATCTGATTCTGGTATCAAACAAGAGACCATTAAAGCTGAACTTAGTGATGCACTTAAGCAGAACTTGATTGGTGATAGTACTAACCGTGCTGCTCACTATAGCTTGCGTGGTGCATCTGACTATGCCCTTAAGTTGTACAACCAGAAGTTCAAGCAATACGCTAAGACGATGGAACCTGGTGTTGCTGCTAATAAAGCACGCCTGGATGTTCTTACAGCCATTGAAACTAAGAAGGGAGCCTTTGCTGTCATTGCATCTTCTGCTGCTAAGACAGGTCAAACACAAGCCTTCTATGCTGCATTTACACCTGGTAAGCATCCTGGTGCACCTGCTACCATTAATGTTATTAACTCCTCTGAGGTTATCAAAAAGGTACGTGCTAACAACAATGTAATTAACACAGAAGTACTTGCTAGCCCTGCTCTCCTTAAGGATATCGATAACCGCATTTCCAGTGGTAAGCCAATCTCTATCCCTCAGGTCTATACTGATTTGTCTAGGGCATTGCCTGGCATGACACCTACCCAGATCCTGAATGCTCAACTTAAAGCAGCTGGCCTTACACAACAAGTGAAGCCTGGCTTTAGGGATCAACTGAGTCAAATTAATGATCCAGTGTTGCGTAGTATCTTTGCTCAACCTACTACTCAGGATCGCCTTAACACTACTATTATTGGTAGTGGTAATGCACCTGCTACAGTACGTACAGGTAACAGTGGGTATGCTGATGTACAGGCACTTGGTAGTGCAGCTGGGTTTAAGTTCCCTCAGGTGATGGCTGCTATGTGGGCATTGGAGTCTGGTTGGGGCAAGTACACCAGTGGTAAGAACAATGTCTTTAACATTAAGGCACGCCCTGGTCAAGGCACACAGAAGAATGGATCATACTGGCGTGACTATGCTTCTCCTCTAGAGTCTGCTAAAGACTTTATGAACCTCATGACTGATCCTAGGTATGCTCCTGGTTTGGCTGGTGCTAAGACACCACGTCAAGCTATTGAAGCTATTGCTGCTGGTGGCTATGCTGGTGGTGAAGCTGCTTATCCTAGTAAGATCATTCGTGTAATGCAACAGATGGGTGTCAATGTTGATCAAGTATATAATCCTGCGCCTCCTGCACGTAACCAAGCATTTATGCGTCCCACTCTTGCTTACATTACAGACAACATTGGACCTACTTCTACTGGCCCCCACCTAGATGTTAAACAACAAGACAACCCTAACACATCAGTTAATGAGTTTGCTAGGGAGTTCTCAGCTAAAGCTCTTGATAACTTTGTCGTTGTTGATGACCCTCAATTTGGACGTGTTCCTTTGAGTCGTATTCCTATCACTGATACCTTTGCTGGTCATGTAGCCCGTGGTTCTCATGGTATTGACTACGGCACAGCTAAAGGATCTAAGGTGTTCCTTCAGAATGGAGCACGTATTGTATCTAAATCTCGTACACAACACGGAGATAAATTGGTTATTCAACTGCCGGATGGACGGCGTTTCAGTTTCTTACATGGTAGAACCCTATGACACAAACCCCTTATGTAGATGAAGAAGAACTGAAGCGTCTAGAAGCCGAAGCCCTTGCTGAAGAGCAAGCTTTGCAACAGGCAGCTCCAGCTTATAGTCCTCAGACAGCTCCTGAGACGATGTATAAGGAGGCTACACCAGCTGAGAATAAAGCAGCTGGTAATGTACAACCTGTTAAGTCTCCTCAACAACAAGCTACCCAACAGCTTACTGGTGGTGGTCAACAACCACAGAAACCACTTAACCCTGGTAGTGGCTTTATCTATGGTAGTGGTGATCCTAATGCTAACCTTAGTGAAGACCTTGGTGTTTACGCCCAACGTACCCTTGAGGGTCTTGGGTCAGTTGGTATGGGTATCATTGACTTTGGTGCTGATCTAATTGGCCGTATCCCTGGTGCTGAGTGGATTGATGATACCTGGGATGCTCAGACAAAGTTCAAGAACCCTGGCTTTCAAAAGGTAAGGGAAGTATCTTCTGTCCTTGTTCCTAGTATTGGTGTTGGTGCTGCATCACGTGTAGCTACTGCCGGTATGGCTGGTGGTCCTGTTGCTCGTGGTCTCTCTGCCCTTGGTATTAACGTTGCTGGTGATGTTGCTGTTAACGCTATCAGTGACCAATCTGAGGGTGAGACAGTAGCAACGATTGTTAAAGAAGCTGCACCTTGGTTGCCTGTTCCTGATGCACTAGTTACTAAGGACACTGACTCTCCTGAAGTACGTCGTCAAAAGACTATTTATGAATCAGCTGGTATTAGTATTATTGGTGATATCATTGGTTACTCTGCTGCTGCAGGTCGTGGAGTAATGGATTGGTTTAAACCCAATGATAGTGCAGCTAAGGAGTTCATGTCTTCCGAGGTTCTTATTAATGCTGATGCTGCTACTGCTACTCGGTTGTCTGAGATTGATACACAACGCATGTCTCTACAGGAAGAGCTGGCACAGGTATCTTCTGTTGCTCCTATTGATGAAGCACAACTCATCGAACAAAGCATCCGTATTGGTGACCTTGAAGCACAAATCAAAGGTCTTGATAGCGAGGCAGGTAAGCTCACCCAACAGTATGCTAACACTGGAGCTACAGACCTCACTGAGAGCCCTCTAGAATCGTTTGTAGAGCGTCAACAGGTAAGCCGTGATAGTCAGATCGATGAGGTAGGTAAAGGGCGCCTTATGGACGATCCTAGTGGGGCTACAGGTACTGATCCTATGATCACTCCTTCTATGTTCCCTGAGGGTTCTACTGCTGCTCTTAGCATCCCTCCTGGCAATATTGCCCGTAACATGGCAGACACTACTGCTATCAAGATGGGTAACACTAGTGGTTCTCCTGCTCCTATCCTTTCTGAACGTGCTTACTATGACCTCAGTAAAGGTAATGCTGTATCCCGTAACCTTATTGAAGACCTAGCTGAAGGCACTCGTGCTACTGGTAACTTTGATGCTATCGTTGACGGCTTCAGGTACACCAAAGCTCAAATGAGTGATGGTGCCTGGAAGATCTATAACGACATCATTGGTACTGATAAGGTATCTGATCTTAAGAACCTATTCCTTAACAACCGTGATGTAAAAACCCTTCTTGATGGTCGTTCTATTAAGTATGTCAACGATGTTCAAGCAGAAGCCATTGGCTATGCTATGCGTGAACTGACTGATAAGTACATCGGTCAAATCGTTACTGAAACATCAGCTCGTGCTATGGATACTGTAGGACGTGAAGTAGCAGATATTGCTGAGGGCTATAAGGCATTCCCTGAGAGTGCTGACCTTGGCCGTACTACTGAGATGCTTGGTGATCGCCTTGCCTTCCTTATGGAAGAGTATGCACTTAATAAGTACATCGCTGGTTGGGCACTTAAGAACCAAGATCGTTGGCAGAAGTTCCTTAAGGAGTCACCTGATAAGGAGACTGCTATTAGACAGATTACTGAACAGTTTGACCTTAAGGTACAAGAGAAGAACGTCCAAGCCCAAGGCTATCGGGATATGATTCGTACTATTGCTAGGGATCGTCCTGATGCTGCTCAACCTTTGATTGATGCCTTTGCATTAACTAGGGGTGATGTAGATTCCCTTGATAAGTTGATGAAGTGGAGTGCTAAGCAACTTAGCCCAGTTGGTCTTCTTAAGAGTGGTGATGAAGGTCTGAATGCCTTTGCACAAGGTGTGTGGGCAGTACGTTATAACAACATGTTGTCTGGTATCTCAGCTCTCAAAGCTATTACTGGTAACACTGTTGCACTTACCCTACGTGCTAACAATGCCTTCCTTGGTACTGGTATTGGTGCCTTGATGGGTCGTAACACTGTTGATGATCTCCGTAAGGCTACCCATGTCTACGGTTCATTCTGGCAGGTTAATAAGCGTGCATTGAATGACTCCTGGGATACCTTTAAGCGTACCTGGAATAACGGTAAGTGGGGTAATGATGCTACTACTGACTTCCGTGAACTAGCACGTGAAGACCTTGTTACTGACTATAACCCGAACCTTTGGGATACCTTAGCCGATATGGAACAGGTATGGGAAAAGGATGGTAACTGGGGTCGTCTTGCTCAGTATCGCTTTGCTAGGTTCATGTATGACCTTGGTAACTGGCGGTGGTTTAAGTACGGTACTAATGCTATGATTAGTGCTGACTCCTTTGTACAGACTACTGTAGCCTCTCAGATGGCTCGTGCTAGGGCATGGGATGAAGTATCTGGTATTGGTTATAAAGGAGCTGAGCTAGCCCAACAACTAGCTAAGGCTGAGAAGATGGCTTATGATGAGTCCTTCGATGCTCTTGGTAACTTGACTGATGCTGCTGCTAAGAATGCTGCTGGAGAGATGGCACTGAACTTGGATGATGAGACTGCTGCGTGGTTGACTCGTGGTGTTAATAGGCTTCCTATCCTCAAGCCATTCTTCATGTTCCCTAAGACTGGTGTTAATGGTGTTAAGATGGCAATGTCTTATACTCCTATCGCCACTCTACCTGGTATGAACAGGTACTCAAAAGTACTGTGGGCTGGTGATGACATCGACAAGATTAAAGAAGCTCTGATGGAGCACGGTATTGCATATGATGGTGTACCTAATGGTATGGCTATCTTCAAAGGTCTTGAGGCTGAATACCGTGGTCGTGTAGCCTTTGGTGCACTACTGTCTTCCTCTATGCTTGGACATGCCTTGGCTGGTAACATCCGTGGTAACGGTCCTGTTAATGCAGGTGAACGTAAGAAGCTTCGTGATAACTTTGGGTGGCAACCTAAGACAATCAACATTGGTGGTAAGTGGGTGAGCTACGCAGGTTATGAACCACTCGATACTATCTTGACTCTTGTTGGTGACCTTGCCTTCTACTCACGTGACATTGGCTCTACCCTTACTGAGTCATTTACTGATAAATTGGCTTGGACTCTTTCTGCTACCTTTGTCAATAAGTCCTGGACTGCTGGTCTTGAGCCTGTTGTTGCTGTTGCTAACGGTGATGAAACTGCTATCTCTCGATTCCTTGCTAATGAAGTAAGGGCTGCTATCCCTCTATCTGGTGCTCTTGGTGTTGTCTCTAACGCTGTCACTAGTTCCCAAAAGGATATCTATAAGGACCTAGTTGGTTATGTTACCAATAAGGTACCTGGCTTCTCCAGTCAACTACCTGAACAGATTGATATCTACACGGGTAAGCCACTCAATGATATTGACAACCCAGTCCTTCGTGCACTCAATGCTGTTAACCCAGTTAAGATCAGTGAGGGTACTGAGCCTTGGCGACAGTGGTTGATTGATAGTGGCTGGGATGGTATTCAGATGATTCGTAAGGATAGCTCTGGTAACCACGAATACACCCCACAGGAACGTGAAGTACTGTATAAGTACATCGGTGAACAACAACTGTGGAAGGAGTTTGATAAGCTAAGTAAGAACAAAAAGTATAACGATCAGTTGGATCGTATCCGTGCAATGCGTGTACAAGGTCGTCCATCTGAGGAGATACAAGCAGCTCAAAGTGAAGTCTATTCAGTGATGAATGACATCATGTCTCAAGCTCAGAAGGCAGCTGAGTTGCGTATGCAACAAGAAAATGAACCGATGTGGCGCTCTATCCAAGAGTCACTGACCAATAAGAACCTCATGAAACAAGGTCGTATTGATGATGCTGCACGGGCTGCTGATCGTCGTAAAGCAGAGATTGAACGACTAACTCAAATGTATCGCTAACCTTAGAGATGGCTACTACACAAAATACATTCACTGGTGATGGGTCCAACTTAGGACCCTTTTCTTTTACTTTTAAATGGCTAGAGCCTACTGATATTAAGGTTACTGTTGCAGGTGTCCTTAAAACAGCTGGTACTCACTATAACCTACAAAGTCTTAACTACAGCACTAAGACTGGTGGACAGGTACTATTCACTGCTGGTAATACACCAGCTAATGGTGCTGCTATTATCATCTATCGTCAGACTGATGATAGCGATCTAGCTGCTACCTTCTACTCTGGTTCTGCTATTCGTGCACAAGACCTTAATAATAACTTTATTCAAGGTCTCTATGTAACACAGGAGTCTAGTAATAACTCAGCTACTGCTACTGCTGCAGCTAATGCCGCTACTACAACGGCTAACACAGCCCTTAGTAACTCGACTGCAGCTCAGGCAACAGCTGCTAGTGCTGTATCAACGGCTAATGCAGCTACTAGCACAGCTAATAGTGCTGTGTCTACGGCTAACTCAGCTGTGTCTACAGCTAATGCTGCTAGTGCTGCAGCAGCTAGTGCAGTGTCTACCGCTAACACAGCTAACACTAACGCTACAGCGGCTCTTAATGCTGCTGCAGAGGCTCTTGCCTATACAGTGGTAGCTAACGTTGCAGCCATCCCAGGATCGCCTGTAAACGGTGATGCTATCCGTATCCTTGACTCTACAGGTATTCAATCCTTTACACCCCTTAGTGGGCTTCCTGGGGGCTTCATAGGGGACAGTGGACTTACTGTTGAGATCTACTATAGTAGTGCTACTTCTACTTGGGTGTGGGTACGTTACTACGCTACTGACTCTGATAGTCGGTACCTTAAGACTACTGGTGGTACCCTTACTGGTCAACTTAAAGCTGATGATAGCACCTCTACTGCAGCTCCTGTTTACTCCTTTGATGGTGATGTAAACACTGGTATTGCTCATACTGGTGCTGATGAACTAGCACTTGTTACTGGTGGTACTGCACGCCTTACTGTAGACCCTGCTGGTGCTGTTAATGTACCAGTGTCCTTGTCAGTCGGTGCTAATGCTGTACTTGATGCTGGTGATATTGGTGTAAGTGTACAAGCTTATAATGCTAATATACTTACCTCTAGTGCCATTGGTAGTACTGTTCAAGCTTATGACGCTGACACGGCCAAGACCGACGTTGCACAGACCTTCACTGCTGCTCAACGCGGCGCCTACGTCACGCTCACCGATGCAGCAACCATCGCCACTGACCTGAGCCTTGGCAATCAGTTCCAGGTCACCCTCGGCGGTAACCGCACCCTTGGTGCCCCGACGAATGTTGTTGCTGGTCAGAGTGGTGTGATCCGTGTGGTCCAGGACGGCACCGGCTCCAGGACACTCGCCTACAACAGTGTCTTCAAGTTCCCAGGGGGCACAGCACCGACGCTCACCACAACGGCCAATGCTGTGGATTTATTGGCCTATCACGTTGAGTCAACGACTCGCATTGCGGTCCGCTTTATTGGTGACGTGAAATGAGCGCCTTGAACAACAGCCTTCTGCTGGGGCAGGAAGGTGGTGGTGGGTACAGCATCTCACGTTCACTCAGATTCAACAGTAGCGACAGTGCCTACTTGTCCCGGACGCCAGCATCAGCCGGCAACCGCAAGACGTGGACCTGGGCGGGGTGGGTGAAGAGGAGTAGGTTGGACAGTTCTCAGACTATTTTCGCCGCTGTTCAAGATGGTAATAATGGCACCGTCCTGCAGTTTACTGCGGCAAATGCGATTCAGTTCTTTAACTATGTAGGGGGCGCATACGCGGGACGCAGAATCACAACTGCTGTATACAGAGATCTCTCTGCCTGGTATCACATTGTTCTTGCTTGGGACAGCGCGAACGGGACAACTGCCAATCGAATCAGGCTATATGTTAACGGTGTAGAGGTAACAACTTTTGACACCACTGGCGACCCAGGCTCTTCAGATTCTATTGTTAACTCAACAAACGCTCATTATATTGGCGCAGACGTAGGGTTTAATAACCAGTACAGCAATCAGTACCTTGCTGATATTTACTTTGTAAATTCCCAAGCCCTAGACCCCACCAGCTTCGGTGAGTTCGACGCCAACGGCATCTGGCAACCGATTGCCTATACCGGCTCCTATGGCACCAACGGTTTCAAGCTCGACTTCAGCGATAACTCTGCCGCCACTGCCACCACGCTGGGTAAAGACAGCTCCGGCAACGGCAACAACTGGACGCCCAACAACCTATCCGTCACCGCTGGTGCAGGCAACGACAGCCTCGTCGATGTACCCACCAACGGCAGCGAGGTTGATACGGGAAGTGGGGGGCAGGTGCGGGGGAATTACTGCACCTGGAATCCTCTGGATGCCAACTCAAGTCTTACCATTTCAAATGGCAATCTTGAACTCACTAACACCAATAGCACCGCCAGGAATGTCCGTGGCACCATAGCTTTCCCTTCGTCTGGCAAGTGGTACTACGAAATCACACCTGGAGGCAGCGTTCAAGGGGCGGTCGGTATTGGTAGTTCCGCTGTGCCGCTCAACGTCCAGAATGCTGCATCTCAAGTTATTTATTTTGAAGATGGCAGCAAAGGTGTAGATGCCAGCAGAACCACATACGGCGCCTCATACTCCAGTGGCACTGTTATTGGCGTTGCCTTTGATGCTGACTCAAATCAAGTAACTTTCTATAAAAATAACGTATCTCAAGGGGCCATCGGCACCACGGCGGGTGTCCAATACTTCCCGTTCGTGATGTCGTTTAACGCAACCTACGTTGCCAACTTCGGCCAACGCCCCTTCGCCTACACCGCCCCCAGCGGCTTCAAGGCGCTCTGCACGGCAAACCTGCCCGCCCCCGTAGTCACAAAGCCTTCCACGGTGATGGATGTGAAGCTCTACACGGGCAATGGCAGCACGCAGACTATTTCGGGATTGGGGTTTAGCCCGGATTTTATTTGGACAAAGAGCAGAAGCCGAATTGACAACAACGTGCTTCACGACATTGTTCGTGGTCGTACCAGCAATCTTTACAGCGATCTCGCTGCTTCCGAAAACACTACAACTACGTCTACTGCTGACTTAGTTTCGTTTGATGCTAACGGTTACACGCTAGGCACTGTTCAGCAGTCGGCCATGAACCGTTCTGGCGAAACCTACGTCGCCTGGTGCTGGGACGCCGGCAGCTCCACCGTCACGAACACACAAGGCTCCATCTCTAGTCAGGTGAGGGCTAATGCAAGTGCGGGGTTTAGCGTTGCCACTTTGACAACGCCAGGCAGCGGAACATTTACCGTCGGACACGGACTGAATGTTGCCCCAAGTCTTGTGATTTGCAAGGCGCGAAATCAAGCGTTTACTTGGATTGTCTATCACAGGTCTGCTGGAGCAGGTAACGTCCTTGTCCTAAATACCACGGCGGCTTCTGCCGCTAGCGCAACTGTTTGGCAAAACACTAACCCTTCGTCAACGCTTGTTTATGGCGATGTTACTAATTGGGGGACTGCCAATTACGTCATGTATTCCTTCGCCCCAGTAGCCGGGTACTCTAGTTTTGGCAGCTACACCGGCAACGGCAGCACGGATGGTCCGTTTGTTTATACCGGGTTTAGGCCGAGGTGGATCATGTGGAAATGCACGACAGCGGCTTACGACTGGGATGTTTACGACGCTGTACGCGATCCACGCAATGCAGCGGCAGCTCGCTTAAAACCAAACTCTTCCGACGCGGAAGCGACTCTTTCTCCTGCCACGTTTGACATCCTCTCTAATGGCTTCAAGCTGAGGGCTAATTACAACTCCAGTAACGCAAGCTCTCAGACCTTTATTTATGCCGCCTTCGCCGAGCACCCCTTCCAATACGCCCGCGCCCGCTAGTAGTGAACACGACTTCTACTGAATAATATGTTTATCTTAAACGGACAACCATTAAGTCCAGACGTGGCATTTACCCACGATGGCATTCAATACCCGAATAACTGGCTTCGACTTGCCTCCCCTGAAGAACGTGCAGCTATTGGCATTACGGAAGAGCCTGACCCCATCCCGGTAGACCAACGCTTCTACTGGGATACAGGGATTCCTAAGGACCACGCTCAACTCGTAGAGCAGTGGGTAGGTCAAACTAAAACTACTGCGGGCACACTGTTGGCCGGTAGTGACTGGTATATCACCCGTCAAGCTGAGACAGGCACTCCAACTCCTGCTGACGTTCTTTTCTATCGCCTTGCTGTACGGGACATCTCCGGCACAAAGGAAGGCAAGATCCGAGCTACCACTACTACTGATGAGTTAGCTGCTTATGTCACTAGTGCTGACTACAGCGGTTGGCCAACAAAAGACGAACCCATTACCCAAGCTGATGACACCATTAGCTTCGACGGTGTAACAAGTGGTTCTTACTTTACCGCTACCTCTATTGTTGGTGGCTTTGGTAATGACACCCTTACCTTTAACTAACCATGATCACTATTCTTGGTATTAAGGTGTCCTATGAGACACTTGCTTTCTTTGTTCTTTTTATTGCATCTGAGTATCTTGGTGTAACTAAGAAGCGTAAGGCTAATAGCGTTACTCAAGCCATCTCTATGGCTGCTGCTTACTTTAGTAAGACACGTACTGAGGATGACACTGTACGTAAGATTCGTCGTACCTTCCGAGGTAAGTAGTAATGGTACTGCTGCAAGTTAAGCAGTACTACCCCCAGACAGATAGTGCAACAGGTCACGGGGATCGGATGTGCTTTAGCTCAACATGTGCTATGGCCATCAAGTATCTCCGTCCTGATGCATTAAAGGGTAGTAACGCCGATGATGATTACCTCCGTACTGTATTGAAGTATGGAGATACAACTGAATATACATCACACATCAAGGCTTGTCAGCAGTACGGTATCTTAGCTACCTTCTACCAAAAGGGTACTAAGCAAGCTTTGATCAATGAACTAAAGGCTGGCTATCCAGTTGCTACTGGTATCCTACATAAAGGTCCTGCTACTGCTCCTAGGGGTGGTGGGCATTGGATGTTATTGATTGGTGATGAGAGTGAACGTGGTGTCTTCCATGACCCATACGGTGAGATGGATAACGTTAACGGAGGCTATGTCACTATTGGTAGTGGTGGTAGTAGTGTCCGTTACTCTTGGAAGAACTGGCTTAAGCGTTGGGAAGTAGAGGGTAGTGGTACTGGTTGGTTCATGACCTTCAGGCCTGTCAACACCCCGCAACCTGTAGCTACCGTTGCTAACACTTGGGAGGGAGTTATTACTGCTGCTAAGGTAGCAGGTGCTAAGTTCCCACAAGTAGTAGCAGCACAGTGGGCATTAGAAAGTGGATGGGGTAAGCATACCTCTGGTACACATAACTACTTTGGACTTAAGGGCTCTGGTACTGACCATGAGACTAAAGAGTTCATCGATGGTAAGTGGATCACGATTACTGCTGGGTTCATTAACTTCCCGGATCTTCAGTCGTGTGTCTCCTATTTGACACAGCGTTGGTACAAGGACTACAAGACATATAAAGGTGTAAATAGAGCAACCTCTGTAGAGGAGTGTTGCAGACTTTTAGTTAAGGAGGGGTACGCCACTGATCCCGACTATAGCACTAAACTGATTAACATCATCAACCAAAAGAAATGATTGAAGCGGTTATCACAGGTGTTGCTTCTCTGGTGATTGGGATAGGTGGCGGTATTGCAGCTATTAACAGTAAATCGAACACACGTATGGATCAATTAGACAAACGTATTGATTCCATTGAGTTGAGGTTTGCTGAGAAGTACGTCCCTCGCCAAGAGCTAGCTAACGCCTTACAAAAGATGGAGGATCACATGATCAGAATCGAGAACAAGCTGGACCAGATTGTATTGAGAAATGGCTAAGAAAACCTGCATTAAATGCGGGATAGAAAAAGAGTTGGACAAATTTGAGAGTAAACGTAACACTTGTAAGGAATGCAGAAACCAGCAAGCTCGTGATTCTCAAAGAGCAAGAACTTGGAAGTACCGAACTCAGTACGGTATTACTTTAAAGGATTACGATTTACTCTACGAACAGCAGAATGGCCTTTGCTCTATTTGTGGTACAGATACCCCTGGAGGTCCCGGAGAACGTTTTAGAGTAGATCATAACCATGAAACGAATGAAGTTCGTGGGTTACTTTGCAATAACTGCAACCGTGGACTTGGTTACTTAAAAGATAGCCCAACAATACTATCTAAAGCCTTGACTTATTTACTTACTAACGGACACTATGGCACCTAAACAGAAAGCTACGGAAGATGCTTTTAACGAATTACATAACCTAGTTACCGAAGAGTTTCTTCGCCGCATTAAATCTGGTGAGGCTAGTACTGCAGATTTAAAAGCCTGCACAGATTGGCTATCTAAAAATGACATTTCGGGTTGCGCGTATCAGGGTAACCCACTTGATAAACTTGCCACCATTATGCCCAAGGTAGATCCTGAACTTATCCAAAAGAGGTTGTATGGCAAGTCGCACATCTAAATACTATAAGGCTAATCCTGAGGCAAAGGCTAAGCGCCTCAAGCAGCAAGCTTCCTATAATAAAACTAAAGAGGGTCTTAAGATCCGTACTAATGCTAATAAACTGAACCGTAAGCTTGGTACTTATGGTAATGGTGATGGTATGGATGCTTCCCATACAGGTCCCAATAAAGGCAAATTAGAATCCCCTAAAGCAAACCGTACACGCCCACGTAAGGGTAAGAAGTATGGCTGATCCATTGATCCGGTAATATGACTCCACTACTGCCTAGTCCTGATCACTACCTCCATAACCTAATAACGATGACAAGCTCTGAAGCAAAAAGGCTACACCGTCGTGCAATTAAAGAATACTTTAACTGTCAATGTGTTTATTGCGGAGAAACTTATGAATTACATGAACTTACACTTGATCACGTTCGCCCTAAGTGTCTTGGTGGCGAAGACCTTACATCAAATCTGGTACCCAGCTGTAGGAAATGTAATCAGGCTAAAGGCAGTAGAAATTGGTTACAATGGATGAGAGATACATTTGGCCCTACCAATAGGGAAACATTAATCCTAGCACACATTCGTTAATCATGGACAAAAAGAAAACACTTAAAGAGATGCGTGAAGAGATCAAACAAATGATCGAAGCATCTCAACGCCGTCAGAAAGGTGAGAAGGTAACCTCACAAGACATTAAAGAAAACCCTATTGGTACACGGGCTAAGTCGGTTAAGGCTGAGAACTTCCGTACTGATGTTGACACTGGCATGAAGGCACAAAAGTCTAAGGACTATAGTAAGGCAAAAACCTCTGGTACCTATATGGACTCTAATAATAAGCCTAACCCTCCTAAAGCTAAACGTGACGAAAAGCCTCGTCAACGCCCTGGTGCAGGTCGTGAAGCAATGATGGCCAAGATGGAAGAGGAACGTAAGCGTCGTATGCGTGGTGAGTCGGCTGTTGTCGGGAGCTAAGTAATGGCTCCACGTAAAATGCCTGTGCGTAGTCAGCAAAGTCGTGAGATTAAAAAAGTACTAGGTGAGGGGACGTATACAACTACTGACCCACAAGGGCAGATTAATGTTATGCGTCAATACCAAGCAGCTAATTTAATTCCTTCTGAGTTTAATGCACCTAATGAAGTGTCGGATGCTGTAGGGGCTTTAATGGCTGCTGGTAGAACCAAGGAACAGGCACTTAGTGAGTTGGGCATTACCTTGCCTCGCTCTTTCTTCGACAACAAAGGCAAGCTTATTGGTAGAAAGTTTAGGGATGCTCAAAGCCCAGCGTTAGTAGAGGCTTGGAATAAAGCAAACCAAGGATTCTCTGCTCAAGACCTAAGTAAACTAGAAGGAAGAGAATGGACCAATGCCCAAAAGGTTGCTCAAGAGGTTGGTAGAAGGTTGGGTATGAAGCTTGACCTTGGGCACTTTGAAACTTCTGCTTCTGGTGCCCCTGGTAATATAGCAGCAGCAGGAGAGGAATATGCTAGAGCTAACCAGGCTGCTGGTCGTAGTCTTGAGAATCCATTTAGACCTCAGACACAATATGAGGTAGAGAACCTTGGTATGGCTACCAACAAAGTACAAGGCTTGGGAGAGGCTGCTTTGTTGATGCAAGACGTTCCCACCAGGGGTGGGCTTACTGGGTCTCCTCTTAATCCTTATATTTCAGTTTTACTTGGAACAACCCTAAGTGGCCAAAGTTCCAGATTATTGCCTACCGATAATTTAGAGACATTAAATTACACCTTTGATCAGCTAACCAAACAAGGTGCTAATCCAGTTGCCATGTATGACTACATACGTGAGCGAGCTGGTGAAGGCATTGACATCAAGGAAATGGCTAGGGTCGGTCAAAATCAATATGATATCTCTAAGTTTGCTCCGACTGTAGAAGCTCCTAATGCTGGTCCGGTTAAAGTAGTAAAACCTGCAATGCCTAAAGGACCTACGGTTACCACCAAAGGTGTGCCACTAGGACTTACAACTAGTCAATCCTTGGGCCAGAAGGCTGCAGCTATTGCTAATAGAGAGCCACTACCAAAGCCAAGACCAGTAATGGTTGCACCTCAAACTCCTAAACCAGCGGTTAAACCAAAAGCAGTGACTAAACCTACACCAGTTGGGACTACTAGAACAACTAAGGTCAAACCGACTAGTGCTAGTATGCAAATTAGAGCTATGCAAAACACTGTCCCAGATGTAATCCGCATTCAACCTGGTATGAGTTTACCTAGCTCCTCCTTGATTCAAGGTATCTAAGTAATGGCAGAAAAGAAGAAACAACCTACCATACAGGAACGCATACAACAACTACTGCGTGACCTAAAGATTGGATACATCAACGGTCAAAATCCTATGGGTCGTGCTCAAGTGGGTCATGGCTACTTCCCTGCTAAGAATGCAGCACTTAACATTGGGGCATTGATGAACATGCCGTATGACCCTGAGATGAGGATTAGACCTAAAGATCCTCAACAACAACTGCGTGCTATTACCTCTGGTATTGGTAGAGTGGAACGTATCCATAATGCCTACATCAAACCACGAGTAAAGCTTGCAGACTAGTGCGTGCTAACGCACACTAACGCTCCACCATAGGTGCCTAGGAGCCTCTACAGGGGGCCTCTAGGTTCCTTTACGCACATTCTACTATGAACAACATTAAACGCGATACAGCGCCTTCTAGGAGTCAATTAAAGATTGCTGGCCATATGACATCATCAGATAAGCAAATCCTTATGGATCATGCTAAGTCTCTTAAACAACAAGGTGGCCGTGGAGCTGCTAAGGAACTAGAGAGAATGAATAAAATGTACGCTCCTTATGGGTTGTCATTTGGTAAAATTGAGGGTGCATAATGGATAATGTCCTCTCTGCTTTGAGAGGCGATTTCAAGCTGTTCCTACAAGCACTGTGGCAACAGCTTGATCTACCCTCTCCTACCCGTGCTCAATACGCCATTGCTGATTACCTACAACACGGTCCTAAACGACTACAGATCCAAGCCTTCCGAGGAGTCGGTAAGAGCTGGATTACTGGAGCGTTTGTGTTGTGGACACTCTTCAATGACCCTGAGAAGAAGATTATGATCATCTCGGCTTCTAAGGAACGTGCGGATAACATGTCGATCTTCCTACAGAAGTTAATCATTGAGACACCGTGGTTAGTGCACCTTAGACCTAAGAGTGATGATAGTCGTTGGAGTCGCATTAGCTTTGATGTTAACTGTTCTCCTCACCAAGCACCATCAGTCAAAAGTGTAGGCATCACAGGTCAGCTTACTGGTAGCCGTGCAGACCTCATGATTCTTGATGACATCGAAGTACCTGGCAACAGCATGACTGAGATGATGCGAGAGAAGCTATTGCAACTCTGTACGGAAGCTGAGTCTATCCTTACACCTAAAAAAGATAGTCGTATCATGTACCTCGGTACACCACAGACTACCTTTACCATCTACCGTAAGCTAGCAGAACGTAACTACCGTCCCTTTGTGTGGCCATCTCGTTACCCACGTAAGGATAAACTATCACAGTATGAAGGTCTACTATCCCCACAGATCGTAGAAGACATAGAGATGGGTGTAGAGGAGTGGGCCCCTACAGATCCTGACCGTTTTACATCTGAAGATCTAGTAGAACGTGAAGCTGCTATGGGTCGTAGTAACTTTATGTTACAGTTTCAATTAGACACAACTTTGAGTGATGCAGAAAAGTTCCCACTTAAATTCAGTGATCTTGTCGTTACCGCTGTTAACCCGACTCAAGCGCCGGATGCTGTTGTGTGGTGCAGTGACCCTCGTAATTGTCTCAAGGATCTGCCTACGGTTGGCCTACCTGGCGATTATTTCTACTCCCCGATGCAACTCCAAGGAGAGTGGAGTGCGTACAGTGAAACCATATGCTCAGTAGACCCTAGTGGACGAGGCACTGACGAAACAGCAGCAACATACATAAGTCAAAAGAATGGATTTCTCTACGTTCACGAGGTACGAGCGTATCGCGACGGTTATAGCGATAACACACTTCTTGACATCCTTCGTGGGTGTAAGCGTTATAACGTTACCAAACTTGTTGTTGAAACAAACTTCGGAGACGGTATCGTCGCAGAGCTGTTTAAGAAGCACCTCCAACAAACTAAACAAGCAATAGACGTAGAGGAAGTACGTGCTAATGTCCGTAAAGAAGACCGTATCATCGATACCCTAGAACCAGTCCTTAACCAACATAGACTCATCGTAGATAGGTCGGTAGTAGAGTGGGACTATAACTCTAATAAAGATGCCCCTCCAGAGGATCGTCTACTGTATATGCTCTTCTACCAAATGTCTAGGATGTGTCGGGAGAAGGGTGCTGTTAAACACGACGACAGATTAGACTCATTAGCACAAGGTGTTAAATACTTCATTGATGCTATGGGTATCTCTGCTTATGAAGCTGTTAAAATGCGTAAACAGGAGGAGTGGCAAGACATACTAGACACATTTATAGATGACCCCATAGCTGCTACAAACCACCTAGTTATGGGGATGAATTTAGACCAAAGACGTAAGGCTAGAGGTAAGACAAAAAGTTCAGTCCCCACCTGGGTGTAGCTTTCGCTGAGAACAGCTGCAGCTACTGGGTTTAGGCAGATCCCACCCGTTAAGCGGGAGCTGAAGGGTGGATCAGACCCCGTGAATGGAGAGAGACATGCCTCTATCGAGACACATCTCTCTCTTTATTAATGTCCCTGGGAATGGACATTCTGTAAGTACTACTAAACCCCAAAGACACAAACTTCCACTCCACTGAACTATTAATGTTAATACTGTGAGTACTGTGAGGGATTAGGAGCGCAGCTCCTCCCACTACCGTCACTACTGTTATTAACTCTCTCCTCACTTCCGTTAACGTATGAGTAGAACTTATCGTAAGACACCTACACATGTCTTTAGAGCAGTACAAACTTATAGTGAGTTAAAGCAACAGTCATTCGATGATGATGGTTATACGGTATCCACTCGGCATCGTTATATCCCGTCATTGTATGATGACATACGTCCTTCTTCTTACAACCAATTAGATCATAAGTCGTAATCCACTTCGTTACTCACGACCACCACTAATGCATACTACCACCCCACCACTTCACTCCGTTCAGCTAGTACACATTACCCCTAACGCTGAAGAGCTTATAGCTTACATGGCTAGGGTAAGTA